ATGCCGTAGGCAATGAAGAACGACTGATTGCTGGATTCGACGCGCTGGGCAAACTCCATTAGCCTTTCGTCCCAGAACGATCCAGCTCCGTGCGGCTTGATTTCAAGCCAAGTACCGCCGTTTACATCAGGCAGGAAGAAATCGGGCAGATAGGGCCCAGCTTTTAGAGCAAAGCCCTCAGGCTCGTACTGCCACCGGACGCCAAGCTCGGTGAGAAAGACGGCGTAGCGCGCCTCAAGGCGACTTCGGAAGCGGTGGCCGTAGGCGCGTGTCTCAAGTGCCTGCAATGTCACAGAGTTGTCACTGTGTGGGTACGCGTGAAGCATAAGGGGCATGTCAACCGCCTGCGGCATCGCTCAGGATCCTCGCTGCGTCATCCACGCTGCGCGCCACGCCAGCGATGCCACCCGCTGAGCGGACGGCATGAAGCCAGTGGGTCTGTGCAGGTGAGAGGCGACCTGAGGGGGTCTTGATCTCGAGCGACGTGAACACAGCGATGCGCTGGCCCACCATGTCGGGGGTGATCACCATGGTGCGCCAGCCGATCAGGTCTGCGGAGCCGCGAACAAGGCCGAATGTGACGAGCCGGCCGGTGCGTGGATCGGGCAAAGATCCGACCTGGTTGCGGAACAGCCTCAGATCAGATCGCGTGCCAACGGCTAGGCGGATTTGCTGCTGGAGGGTGGTCTCAGCGTTGGCCACGAGCGAAGTAGACGTGCTTCGCCCATCCAACTGGATTCTTCATGCCTCTGGCTTGCCCGAGGTGGATCAGCTCCTTGAGCGTGCGGGCTTGCCCTTGCTGCTGGCGTTGATGGGTGCGGCGCTTCATCTCTTGCAGCTCACCTGCCAGCTCACGTATCGCGCGTGATTTGATCGGCACGCACTGCGCGCCACAGATTGGGCATTGCGGCTGTGGCTTGAATGCTGCGAAGCATTCCGGGCATGTACGTACAGATGGCGCTGGTGTGCCCTTGGTGCGACGCATACGGTCATCAAGTGACCAGTCGCGTGGATCATCGGGGAATCCGTGGCGGTTGACGTTGCCGACGTGATCGAGGATCACGGCGTGCTCCTTGCCAGGCGCTGGCCGCAGCACACGGCCCACCTGCTGCAGGTAGAGGCCGAGTGATTGCGTGGGCCTGAGCAGGATGGCGCAGCTAGCGGCTGGCACATCGAAGCCCTCGCTGACCACGTCAACGGTGACGAGAACGCGGATGCGATGTGCTGCGAAGTCGGCCACCACCTGCTCGCGGTCTGGAGTATTGCCTAGCAGCAGTTCGGCGCCAATACCTGCCGTCTTAAATGCGTCGCACACTGAGACGGCATGGTTGACATTGCAGCAGAAGGCGATCGCTTGCTGGCCTGCTGCTAGGCGCTGGTAATGGGCGATGGCATCGCCGGTAACGGTTGGCCGATCCATAGCGGCCGCGGCCTGATCGTTGGCGTAGTCACCACCACGGCTGCGGATGCCCTGCAGATCAGCGATCACTGGTGGTGCGTAGATCCGTGCGGGCGATAGGTAGCCAGTGAAGATCAGATCGGCAACGCTGGGGCCGAGGACCATGGTGTCGAAGGTCCCGCGCAGTCCGCACCCATCGAGACGGCATGGCGTGGCGGTAACGCCCAGCCTGTAGGCATCGGGCCAGTGGTCGAGGATGCGCGCCCATTGACCCGCAGTGGCGTGGTGGGCCTCATCGATGATGATCAGCGTCGGCTGCCAGTTCAGCCGGCTGAGCCGGCGCGCGAGTGTTTGGACGGATGCGATCTGCACCGTGTGATCGGATGGCGGAATGCCTGCGGCGATGATGCCGTGTTCAAGCCCGACCCATGCGAGCTTGCTGCTGGTCTGATGGATCAGCTCACGGCGATGCACGAGTATCAGGACGTGGCGGCCACGTGCTGCGGCATTGGCTGAGATCGCGGCAATGATGCAGGTTTTGCCGCCGCCGGTTGGTAAGACCAGCAGCGGTGCATTGGCGCCCGACTGATAAGCCGAGCGCAGATCATCAATGGCGCGGTCTTGGTAAGACCTCAGCTGCATGGCAGCAACTCCGCCTGCTTTGCTGCTTGTGCATTGGTCAGGTTCTTGACAGCGCAGTTGAAGTAGCTGGGCTTCAGTTCAAAGCCAACGAAGCGGCGATCCATCTCAAGGCTGACGTAGCCTTCGCTGCCGATGCCAGCAAAAGGGCTCAGCACGAGATCGCCTGGGTTGCTCCATAGCTGCAGGCCGCGGCGGATCACCTCGAGTTGCAGCGGGCAGATGTGGCGTTCATCCTCATTGGCGCGTGCGCTGCGGTATTGCAGCGTGTCGGATGGATTGATGTCCATCCATACGGGGCTGGCGTAGCGCTGCCAAATGTTGATCGAGTCCTTGATCGGATCGCCGCTTTTGGCTGGCGGGTTTTCACCGGCAAACTCAGTGAACGGGCCAGCTACCGGCTCTGGGTTGTCGCCCAGTTTGCGCACGGTCACCAAGTAGTCAGGGATCCCCTGGCGGCTGAGCGCAGAGTCCTTACGCACTTGCTTGTGCAGCAAACCGATTGCTTTGGTGCGCTGCATTGCGGTGACGGGATCCTTCCAGATGCACACCTCGCTATGGAACACGAATCCAGCAGCCTGGAAGATGCGCAGCATGTCACCGCGGAAGTCTTTCACGCCGATGAAGCCATCGCGTTCTTTGCTGCTGGGCAGATTCATGCAGTGGAAGCTGATCAGCCTGCCGGGCATCATCACGCGGTGCAGCTCACTGGCAAGGAATGCGAAGTGATCGAAGAACTCCTGCTCGGTGCGGCTGTTGCCCATATCGCGGTCGCTGTTGCTGTAGGTGTAGAGCGACGCGAACGGCGGGCTGAAAATGCTGTAGTGCACGCTGTCTGAGTCGAGCTGCTTAATGCTCTCAACGCAGTCGCCCATATAGAGATCCCAGTTATCGCCGGTCTTGTGCTCAGTGATGTGTGGAGCGACCTGGCGCTGAATCTTCTTGAGTTGTTCCATTGTGGATTGCTTCATGATGGTGACCATTGATTCGGCCATGGCGATGCTGTCCGCTTCTTTGCGGCGGATGTTGTCGATCACGCGACCTTCTGCCACGTCGTAGATGATGTGAGCATTGACGGGTTGCTGTTGGCCGAAGCGCCAACAACGGCGGATTGCTTGATAGAACGCCTCGTAGCTGTGTGACAGACCAACGAAGGCGACGTTGTGGCAGCCCTGGAAGTTCAGGCCAAAGCCAAAGATGCTGGGCTTGCTGACTAGCACGCGGATGTTGCCATCTTGGAAATCGATGGCGGCTTGCTGCTTGTGATCGTCGGAGTCTGAGCCCGACACCTCAACCGCACCATGGATGGCGGCAGTGAGCGCTTTGCTCTCATCGTTGAGATCACACCACACCAGCCACTGCTCGGTGTTGTTGTTGGCCAGGGTGGCTGCTGCTGCAACGCGCAGATCGAGCGATGCCTTGCGCACCTGCCGCTGATCGCTCAATGTGCGGGCCTCCATGGCGAACAGCGCCATCTGGCCAGCGTCATCAGTTGCGGCATCACGTGGCGTCTCAACTGTGCAGTCACTGATCTCAAGTGCCGGCAGGATGAAGCTGCCGTCGTCGTAGCCAAGGTCCGATGGTTTGCGGATGGTCACCGCCCAGCTGCAGACCCACTCCCAGAACTTGGATTGCGCATGACCCTTGAGCCGCCACTTAGCGGTGTCGCCGCCGTCATGCACAAAGAACATTGCCAGCATCTCAGTGCGGGTCATCACGCCGATGAACTCGGCATGGTTGCCCAGCTCCATGTGGTCGTTCGGTGCTGGCGTGGCTGAACAGGCCAGACGGAATGGGGTCTGCGCGAACGACTCGATGATCTGATTGCGGATCTTGCCGGTGTATGCCTTGAGGATGCTGGACTCATCTAGCACCACGCCATCGAAAGCGGATGGGTCGAAGTGGCTCAGCTTCTCGTAGTTGGTGATCGTGATGCCGCGGCGCACGTCGGCTTGCGTTGCAGCGAACGCGCATGAGATGCCGAACTTGCTGCCCTCGCGCACGGTTTGATGTGCAACGGCAAGCGGCGCCAGCACCAGCACGTTACCGCCAGTGTGCTGATGCACCTGATGTGCCCACTCAAGCTGCATGGCGGTTTTGCCCATGCCGCAGTCGGCCCAGATGCAGAACCTGCCAACACGGCAGGCCATGGTCACGATGTCCCGCTGAAAGGGGAACAGCGGCGCGGTGAAGGATGCCGGATCAAATCCTGCTGGTGGGCAGGCTGTGGACTTTGAAGCCAGGAAGTCGGAGTAGGTCATAGGCGGAGGATCGGGCTGGGTATCCCAGCGCTCGGCACAGTAGCGCAGCCTGCCGCAACTGCTAGTATTTGGCCGCAACTGCACGCAACTATGGACAACACTGCGTACCACGCGCATCCGGCCGTCTCAAAGTCTCATCTGGATCTCATCGCGCGATCACCGCTGCACTATTGGTCGCGCTACCTGGATCCGAACCGCATCACGCCGGAGCCATCTGCTGCCATGCGTCTTGGCACTGCGTTGCACACGCACGTGCTTGAGCTGAGCAGGTGGGATGAAGAGATCGCCGTAGCGCCTGCGATGGATCGCCGCACCAAGGCCGGCAAGGAGTCTTATGCAGCGTTCGAGGCTGCTGCTGCTGGCAAGACGGTGATCACCGCCGACGATGCCGAGGTGGTGATGGCCATGGGCCGCAGCATCATGCGCCATCCCGGTGCAGCAATGCTGCTAGGGCTGCCGGGCAAAGCTGAGACCACGCATATGTGGACGGACGCCACCTATGGGGTGGAGTGCAAATGTCGCCCCGACTGGCTCACGGATGACGGCAGCATCATGGTGGATCTCAAGACCACGCGTGACGCCAGCCCACGCGGCTTCATGCGCAGCATCGCTGATTACCGCTACCACGTGCAGGCAGCTTGGTATCTGAACGGGCTTGAGCAGTCCACCGGCAAGCGCCCGGATCAGTTCATCTTCATATGTGTGGAATCGACCGCGCCATATGCCGTGGCGGTCTATGCCGCTGATGAAGTGATGACTACTCGCGGCTACGAACAGGCCATGAAGGATCTAGGCAAGCTGGCCGTCTGCCGTGCTGCTGACAGCTGGCCCAGCTACAGCGATCAGATCGAGACCATCAGCCTGCCGGGTTGGATGACAGGCGCCAGTGGCGCGCAGCAACAGATCACCGAGATCGAGACGTACTGATGACTGAATCAACAGCACTCACCACCACACAACCCGGAGGCTCAGTCTTCTCGGGCATCCAGGCTTTCGAGGATGCGCAACGGATCGCCAAGGCACTGGCTAGCAGCACGTTGATCCCGCCGCAGTTCCAAGGGCAGCAGGGGTTTGCCAACTGCCTCGTCGCGCTCGAGATTGCAGGCCGCATGGGCATCAGCCCATTCCTTGCCATGCAGCACCTGCACGTGATCCACGGCCGCCCATCGTGGAGCAGCAGCTTCATCATTGCGATGGTGAACGGCTGCGGCCGGTTCAGCCCATTGCGGTTTGAGATGAGCGGTGAAGGCGATGGCCTGGCCTGCTATGCGGTTGCCACCGATCTAGCCAGCAGCCAAGAGCTGAAAGGCCCAACGGTCACCATGGCCATGGCAAAGAAAGAAGGATGGGCCACCAAGAGCGGCAGCAAGTGGCAAACCATGCCGGAGCTGATGATCCGCTACCGCGCCGCGGCCTTCTGGGGTCGGCTGTATGCGAGTGACATGCTGCTCGGTATGCAGAGCCAAGAGGAGGTGTTGGACGTGCAGCCGGTAACGGTGAGCGCAGCACCTGCAATCACAAGCGTGGCCGATTTGAATGCCAAGCTGCAGCCTGAAACAGCAGCTGCTGCAATGGATGACGATGAGATCTTCTGACTACTTAACCGCCACGCAGTTATGCGAGCGGTGGGGTGTCAGTCGTGACACGCTGCTGCGCTGGCGCAAGACCGGTAAGGGGCCTGCGTACTTCCGCACGCCCGGTTTCGTGCTCTACCCCTTGGCCGAGGTGGAGCAATACGAACAGGCCAACACCATCAACCCCGGAGAGCAATGAGCTTCAAGCTGAACCTGGCGATCTTCAAGTCCACCAAGCCTGAGAGCAAGGTGGACTTCAGCGGAATGATGAGCGTGAAGGTGGAGGAGCTCGATGCATTCTGCGCATTCGTGCTTAGCCAGACGCCAGATCAATACGGCAGCGTCCAGGTACCGATCAGCGGCTGGAAGAAGACCAGCAGCAAGGGGCTTGCCTATGTGAGCGCTGTGGCGCAACCACCAATGGGATGGGAGCCGCCGCA